GCAGATCCTAATCAGTTATTTAAACATATGTATTGGATGAATCCAAACAACAATACTATGACTCAGTTTTCTGTATTGCTTAACTCAATCTTTGACTTAGATCCAATGTCAGATACCTTTGGGGAAAAGAAAGAGAACTCATTAGTGTTACAAAATGTATCAGGGACGCAGCTTATAGATAAATACCAAAACTCAGAAGGTACAACTACAGCTTCTATGGATGCAACAAGTAAGATGCTTCAAGAATTTCATAGTATGTTGCTTAACGGTGTAGAAGAGTTCATGAGACATGCTTCTAAGAATACTGCTATGGGTATAACTCTTTCTGATAAAGTACAAACTTATGATGGTAAGAAGTCACAAAAATTATATGTAGATGTACAAGCATTTATGCCAGGTAGATTTGGTGAAGATCGTGGTACAGATATAATGGTTGGTTATTTGTCAGGAGAAGTTAATAGAATTCTAAGATATAATACAGGAAAGTATAGTAATCTTAAAGGATATAATAGAACAGTAACTAATAAATTAGGTCAAGAAGTAGACGCTGGATCAGCACTTACAGCTTTTGATGATGTATTATCTTATGATACACAAAAGAAAATTTATCAAGCTATAAAAGATATTGAGAGTGGTGAGACAGATTCAAACTATGTAAACTTTAAAGATTATTTAGAATCAGATATCAACTTGTTAGAAGCTGTTCGTCAAGATATTCAAGATTATTTTGATCGTGTCACTAAGGAGACTAATAATAAATTAAGTAAGTCTTCTTATGTAGATCAAGCTTTGTTAGATAAAGTAGATGTAAAAGGATATACATTAAGTCCTGATGAGCTGCAAGAAATATTGGTTAAAGCATATGTATATAACTCATGGATACATAAGTTTGAGACAACCATTATAGCTTATGGTGATGCAGTACAATACAATCATGCTAAAGAAGAGTTTCATAAACGTAATGCTGGTCTTGGTGCAGGCGGTAGAAGTTTCCGTTCTGATATTAGAGCTCAGATGTATATAAATGATAACTCTTTATTTAAAAGATACTATGCAGAAAGACTTAATATGCCAATGCGTAGATATGACGGTACTTTAAATACAGCTATTATTAAAGAGTTAGAAGAAGATTCTACAATGTATGCAGAGTATAGAAAACATCTAGAATCTGTTTACTATTCTCGTATCAAGAATAGAGCTAAGGCTAAAGAGCTTGCTGAAACAGCAATGGGTGAATATCAAGGTATGAAGATAGGAGATGGTCAAGGTTATATTACATTTGAATCTTATAGAATGCTTAAAAAGCTTGAAAACAATTGGACAGATAATCAAGAAAGATTATATAAGAAAGTTGCTCTCGGAGAAAAACTATCTATAGAAGATTTAATTGAATACTTCCCACCATATAAACTACAGTACTTTGGTAATATCCAAAACAAAGGTTTACCTGTCACATCTTTCCATAAGTTCTCACTAGCTCCATTAATTCCTGGAGTAGCAAAAGAAAATTCTCCATTGCATAGAATGCATATGAAGATGATGGAACAAGAAATGGACTATGTTACATTTGAATCAGGTTCAAAAGTATCTCACATAGGATCAGGAGATGTTATCATGCAAGACGGTAAGTTTAATGAAGAAGTAGAGTTTACTAAAAATGCAATCTTTGCAGAATATCTCAAAAATCAAACAGAGGTTAATGCGTCTTACAAAGGTAAATCAATCTTCTCTACACAGATGAGAAAGCTGATCTTAGAAGGTTTGTATACTCAGGGTGCTATTGATACAACTGATGAATCCAAGATAACAAGTAAAAAAGTTAAAAGATACTTAGACCATGTATCTGATTACACTGAGCTTTTGAAGTATGAACTATTAGAGGAGATAGGATACAAAGAAGATGGTAAGGATAACTTCGTACCAAAAGGCCCAGGAAGCACTGGTAAACTCATCAATCTAATTAGAACTAATCTAGAAAGAGAAGATGTATTAAGTGATAATCTTATAGAATTTATAGATGTATTTGACAGTGGTGAGCTCAGACATGATACCTCGTTCCACCCAGATGCAGCTAAAATTGAAAAGGTATTATTATCTGTAATAAACAAGAGAATAATTAAGCCTAAGATTAAAGGTGAACCTTTAGTTCAAAAATCATCCGCTCTATATGATATAGATCTGCCAACATATTATAGAGATAAAAGAAATGGTAACAAGACAGCAGCGATGAAAGTGGCAATTGCTATGCAAGGTGACTACTATAACTTATTTAATCTTAAGTATGCTGAAAGACCAGGTTCTATAGAATATATAGGGGTCACTGATGAAGATGGTAACTTAGATATAGATGCTAGCTTGGCAAGACTTAATGAAAAAATTAAGAATGATGTATGGTTAGATGCTAATAACGGTGCAAATAGAAAAGCAATTACACTAGTTGGTGTACGTATTCCTGTGCAGGGTCTAAACTCTATGGAATTTGCAGAGGTCTATGAGTTCTTAGCGCCACAAGCTAGTAATATTGTAGTTGTACCTAAAGAAATTGTAGCTAAGTCAGGTGGTGACTTTGATATTGATAAGTTAACTTTCTTTATGAATAACTTAGATGCAGTAGGAAAGGTTGTTAAACCAGAATTTTCTAATACAGCATCCTTAAAAGAAGATATTGCTAAAAATGGTCTAGAATCTCAGAAGATTAAGACACAAAAAGCAGGTCTTGAAAATGAAATGATTAATGATATCAGAGAGATATTAGAAATGCCACACAACTATGCAAGTTTGATAACTCCTAATGGTACATTCTTACTTAAAGGTATTGCAGATAAATTATCTAAAAAGGTTATGGAATACAATCCTAATACTGTATTAGATAAAGATGGTAAGAAAGTAGATATCAAGGGTATCAGTCCTACTAGAATATTTGAACCGCTTTATAACTTATACAAGCATGAGTCAAACGCTGTAGGTAAAAGAACTTTAGGTCTAGGTGCAGTAGAGAACACATTTAATGTGATCATGAATGCAGCTGGCGCTAAAATGCCTGAGTTTATTAATGTTGGTAAAAATAAATCTGAATCAAGAAAAGTAAACATGTATCTAAGACATAATAAGTTTGGAGATACAGAACAGATTTCATTGTCTAATCAGTTTGATGTAGATGGTGTAAATAAAATTGCTGATGTTATATCACAGATGATGAACGGTTGGGTAGATGTTGAGAAAGATGCATGGATCTTCTTTATACAAGGTAACTATGAAGTAGCACCGCAGTTACTATATCTAGTTAAAGCTGGTGTGCCTGTAGAAGAAGCAATATACTTTGTATCTAACCCACTTGTAAGAGAGTATGTAGAAGAACAGCGTTTAGCTAAGTCTACCTTTGCTCCTTTGCTAGGTACACAGCCTGATTCACCTGCATACACAAGAAGACAAGCATCATCAAAAGTTATTGCTAGATATTTTAAAGATAAACTTTCAGGAAAATCTAAGAATGCAGAGAGACATAAGATAGGAGAAGAAATGATAGAAGATCTTTTTAAAGGTAGAAGAGATAAAAACTTTACTCTATCAGAAATGGAAAGTGTTATCAATAAAAATGATAAAACTAGTAATGTAGCTAGAGCTATGTTCTTACACTATCTTTCTCTAGAAACACAGGTTGGCGGCTTGACAGCTGTAAAACTTACCTCTAATCCAGATACAAGTACTAAGAGTACAATATCTGATGTAGAACAAACTGAAGCTGATCTAGATGCACAGAAGACTGGTGATCATGCAGAGCTATTAGAATCTTTTATGAATGATTCTGTAATTAGTTCTTTCTTTAACGGACCTTTATCTATAGCGCTGAGTAAGTCATTGTTTAATCTTAGATTTAATAAAGCTATCTCAGATTATCTTATTGTAAAAGATCAAAACATTAAAGATAACTTGATCCCTTCATTATTTCCTGGAGGTAATAAAGAGTTATTCTCAACTATATTTAGAAATGACTTGGTGTCTTTCTTATTCCAAAATGAACTCAGAAAATATAAACTAGGAGATACATATACTTCTTTTGAACTTAAGAAATCATTCCGTACTAAAAGAGTAGAGTCCTTATCAAGAGGAGCTTTTGTAAAAGATGGTGTGATGTATGTAGATGAAAGAGTTTTACAAGATGAATTTTTAAATAAAGACTGGGCAGAAGATTCTGATTCAGATAATAGCTATGAAGAGAGAGGATTGTTTCCGCTAAACCCAGGAACATTTATGAGAAATGAAGGTAAAAACTTTAATGAGTATTTAAAGTTTGTACTAGAAAGAGAATCATTAAGAGATATCTATCCTATAGCTGAGCTGTCAAAGACTCCAGAGTTTGAAAGAGAACTTGAGAAAACTGAAGATACTAAACCTAATTTAGGTAAAGATAAGCAAGCAAGATATACTTATGAAAAGATGATATCTCACATGGCGCTTGAGAATACTATGAATATATATCATATGTTCTTAGATCCTGATTATGCAACTGCTATTAGATTTACAGAAATAATGGCAGAGTTTCCAAACTTAAAATCTAAGTATGAAGTTCTACAAAGATTACAGCTAGATACAAATGAGAATCAAACTGTATTTAATCTATACATAGCTGATAAAGACTTTAACAATGATAAGTCTAACTTGTACACTAAAAACTTAGAAGACTTAGCTAATCCAGGTGTTGTAAAAGTTATGGATAGAGATGCAAACATGACTATAAGTAGATTCTTTAATCATCTTAAACTTTATGCGTTTATGCAGACTGGTTTAAACAAAGAAAAGTTAAGTATAACTAATGTAGTAGATTACACACCGTTTGTACAGACACTAGAACAAGGTGAAACTGATCTTATAAATACACTTAATAAGAATGGTAACAAGTTCTTAGACAACTTCTTAACTTTATTTGAACAACAAAATTCTAAGTACAATAAAAACAAAAGAAGATTTAAAGATTACTTAGCCAATATAGATTATGAGAATCCTGCAAGAATAAAAGATGTACCAAATCCAACTGAAGGAAGAACAGATGATGTAGGAATCTTAGATGAAGAAAAAGCTCCATCTAACAGATTAGGTTTATCTATTACATCTAGACCTGGTGTATTTACATATAATGATTCTAGACCAGGCGCTAGGTACTATAATAATCTAGTGTACAATAATAAAGATGTAGTATTTATTCACAATAGTACAATCAAAGAACTACAATCAGACTACACTGTTGATTTTGGAGGTCAAAGTCAGTTTGTAACTCAAGCTGAAGATATGTCAATTGATATACCAACAGGTCAGAATAGACAAGATGATGGTATGGCTGATACACCTTATACATATGAAAGTATTAAAGAGTTGTATGAGCGTAGAATAAATGAGATTAAAAAAGTTAGAGATTCAGGAGTAGTTATTGCATTTCCAGAAACTGGATTTGGTAAAAACTTACCTCAAGAATTATTCGTATATTTAAGTAGAAGGCTCTTTGAAGAGTTTGGTTATTTAAACCCAGGTTCAACACAGTATGATATAGTTGAAGAGGTAGTGGCTCAGACTCAAGGAATAAGTGATGCAGAGATTCTTGCTCAATTAAGTTTAGAAGAAGATCCGTTTAAATGTTAGATTATGCTGTGTGAAGTAAAAGTTAATGCAATAAATTATTTAGAAAATCAAGGAGCTACTAATAATATTAGAGCTATTGTTGATAGAAGTAAGTTTGACGAGCTTAATGATAAGCTTACAATCTTAGCTGAGACTAAGTATGGTCTTGATACACAAGGTCAAAAGCTTTTTGATATAAATATTTCTGAGCAAATTGATGTTAGAACTTCAAAATATTGGAGAGATGATCAAGTAAAAATTTATAGAGCAATTCCAAATGACAGTTTATTTAATGAGCTTGATCAACTATATAAACGTAAAGAAAATGTAGAAGCTTCTCCAGATGTAAATGAACCTAACTTAGAGCAATTTACATTTAAAAGTCCTTTTGAGACTGTACAAGGGGTCCCTTTAATAGACCTAAATTTAAAACAGCTTGGAGATACTAGATCAAAAAGAATAGCACAGGCTCTTTCTGAGAAGCTTGCTCTTAGTATGCAGATGAATTATCAGAATGTTACTCCTGAAGAAGCTGGTAAGATATTAGAGAATACATCTGTACCATACAACGGAGAAGCTGGTTTCTATTTTGCAGGAACTATATATACAGTGGGAGACAATGTTAATGTCAACACAGTATTACATGAGTTCTCTCATCCATTATTACAAGCTATACGTAAGGATAATAAAAAGTTATTTGATAATTTGTATGATCAAGCAATGGCCACTGAAGAAGGTGTAGGTATTGCTGAACATGTAAGAACAAACTATCCAGAACTAAATGAAGATTCTGATTTATTTAAAGAAGAAGTATTAGCATACGCCTTACAACTAAAGTCTTTTAATCAAGTACTTAATCAAGTAGAGACTAATGGTTTCCAAGAGTTTATTAAAAAGCTATTAGCGTCTATTAAAAAGATGCTAAGAAATATCTTTGGTCAGAAAATAAAAGTATCTAAGCTTAATCAAGATACAACTCTTAATGAGCTAGCTACTATGATGCTTGAAAAAGATTTTGATTTAGGTACTCCTGATATTACAGAAGAAGATTTAGTAATGTATGCTAGGATGGTAAATGAAAGAGCACAAGATCTGGCCAATCATACAAATGTTGAATCTTTACAAGAAGTTATAGAAACAGATTTAAATGTAAACCTTAGAGTTTTAAATGACGCAAAGAATTTTAAAAGTGATAAGCGTACAAAAAAAATGCTCAAGGAGACACTGTTTCAAAAAGGAACCACAAAGCTGCTACCTAGTATAACACAATCATTACGAGATTTTGTAGACTTTGATGAACTTAAAGAAGCTACAGAAGATGAAAAAATACAAGAAGTATTAGAAGGAGAAGAACGTAGAGCAATTACTATTAAGAATAAATCCCAAGCACTTATTAATAGCTTTGATACTATAAATACAATAAGTAAAAACATGCTTAAAGATTTAGCTAAGATCCAATCAGATCCTAGTTTAAATAATAGACACACTGTTGCTTTAATGTTTTTGTATAAGAATACAGCCAGAGCCTGGTTGGGGATGCTTAAAGATATTGATGAAACGTTAATGAAGAACGGTCAATATACAGATACAAATAATTTATTCTATCAAACTTTAAATGAGATTACTAATAACATTACAAGGATCAACTCTCAGGTTGCTAAGATATTATTAGATAATAATGTACAGTGGTTTGTAGAAATTACAGGTTATATGAATGAGTTTGTAAATGATAGATTTAAATCTAATTTGAATACTGCATTTCAAAAAGCATTTAAAAATCCGCAAGAGCTTGAGAAGGCTATAGAAGATACTTATAATAAAGTCATAACTCAACAATTTACTGATCAAGATGTAGATGCACTAGTAAAAAAAGGTGTACCTAGAAATATATTAGAATCTTTTATTAAAGAATATAGAGATTATGTTGTAAATGAAGATAAGATCAAAGCTGCACTTACAGGTAATGCTCATGATGTTTCTTTCTTTAATAGATGGTTAGAAAGTTATAGTTCATCTAATGATGTTATAGTAGGTCCTTTATCTATATTTATTCAGGATCAAAGAACTGAAGTAGAAAATGAAGTCTGGAAAAAATCAATGTCTTTTAGAAAAAAGTTAGCAGAACTTTTACCTAAAGTAAACTTTTCTAAAATGAACACTGCTCAAATGAGAGATTTGTTAGGAGAAAAAGATACTATAATGTTTTTTGATAAAGAATCAGGTGAACCAGTTGCTAAAGAGATCTATGTGTTTCTTAATGAGTTTGGTAATGGCTGGAGATTTGAACAAGATACGCTAGAGTTTGAAGTTGAGAAAGCTAGACAAGAAGGTGATTTAACTAAGCTAGCTGAAGCTCGTCAAAAGTTACAGCAGTTTAATAATGATTACATGTGGCAAGAGTATGTCCCTGAGTATTATGAAAGACAACAGATATTTCAAAATAGTGCGATAGGTAAACTAGCATACACTGTACGTCAAGAAAAACTTCAAGCATTTAATAACTTACAAAATCAATTTGATAATGAGTTAGAAAGATTAGAAGCATATCCTTCTATTCAAGCTGCGTGGAGAGAGTACCAACAATTATATTCTTTACAATATGAAGATGGTACTGATAAAATAGATGATCCTGAGAAAGGTATTTATGATAAAAGTATTGCAGAGACACTAAGACAATCTAGAGAAGGAACTCAATTTAGAGAAATGATTCCTGTACCTGGTTCTTTACAACTATCTTATAATGAATTTTTAAATCAATTAGAGGGTGAAGGTATAACAAAGGGTTCTGGTGAGTTTATAGAAAAATTAAATCAGTGGAAAAGACAAAACTTAAGCGTAAAATATACTGATGAGTATTGGAAATCTAGAAATGAATTGTTTGAAGAGCTTGCAATGATAGATGCTAAGATTAAAAATAAAACTTTTGATATTGGCGCTGCTTACAAAGAGATCTCTAATTTAATGTTTGCATATAAAGATGATTATAATCAGCCTATATCTAATGAAATGGGTACAGAAAGATTACGTAGAATTAAAGAACTTCAACAACAAATACTTGATTATCAAAGAGAGAGTGAGGCAAATACAGGTTTAACTTCTGAGCAAGCTGAAGAATTAAGAAACCTTAGTAGGATGAATAATAGAGGTGAGATTACACCTGGATCAGCTCAAGCAGATAGATTTATTTATTTAAGTGATTTACAAGAAGATATTGGATTAACTGCAGAAGAACAATTAAGAAGAAGAGAGTTATTTGCAGAACTAGGTAGTATGACAGATACTTATGTTACTGATTACTATATAGATACTCTAAACTATAACTTATCAAAACAGAATGTTAAAGAAATACAAGCTAATGAAGTAGAAGACTTTATAAATTCTGAAGAGTTTCAAGAATTACTTCAAAATGATACAGCTTTATTAGAGTGGTTTGAATTAAATCATGTAGAGAAAACTTTTTACAATAAAAAAGCAAAAGCATTAGACATTAAATATATGCCTACTGCAGCTAATGTTGTAAAGATGCCATCTAATCCTGAACATATTGAAACTACAACTATAACAGATACAGCTACTGGAGAAGAAGTTACTTTGCTAGGTGTACCTTCAGCTAGACATTCAAGATTTGAAGTTAAAAATGAGTTTAGAACTATACCTTTTGGAGAAGATAGGCAGCAATATGTTGGAAAATATATAGATAATAAAGGCAACTGGCTTCCAAGAAAGTTTAGTGAGAATGAAGAGTATAGTGCAAAGGATGATAGATTTATTAGTCAACGTTTTAAACAAATAAGTTCTAATAAAAATTCAGCAGAGTATCAATTGCTAAAAGCAATGACAGATTTTCATTTAGAGATGCAAGAAGGTATGAGTAACTATGGTAAGTTATATATGGACATGCCTAGATATGCCACTAAAACAAATGACATTTATCAAAGATTACAAAGAGGTAAGTATGGTGAACGCTTTAGAGATATAAAAGCTGGAGTAAAAAACTTTTTAAGTCAAGAGTTTGGTAAATCTAAAGTTGATTTTGAAAATGATTTAAATTATAATCCAGAAAATAACTTAGTTAATACTGATTTAAATGGTGAGCAAGTTAGTTACATACCAATCACTGGTATATATAATCTTGATCTAGATATTACTGATGCAGACGTTATATCAACTATGTTTAGATACGCCTTATCAATTCAGACACAAGGTAAGTTATTAGAAAGTCTTCCATTAGTAGAAAGCTTACTTGATACTTTAGAAAATCCTGAGAATCAACTAAAAGAACTTGATACATTTTCTAAAAATCAATTTAATCTTAAAAATAAATTACAAGCTGTTCTTAAAAAAGGTGCTACTAATAATAGATTAGGTCAAGTTAGGTCTTTAATAGAAAGAGAATATTATGGTAAACAAGTTGCAGGTTTAGAAGAAAACCATCCTATGATGGGTAAAATACTTCAAAAGCTTCAAGGCTTCTCTAGTTTCGGATCTCTTGTTTTAAATATACCTGCAGATTTAAAGAACCAAATATCAGGTTATGTTCAAACAATAATTGAATCTACAGGTGGTGACTTTATTACATCTAAAGATTTAGCACTTGCAACTCCATGGGCTACTAAAGCTATGTTAGAGTGGACTAGAAAAGGTATCTATGGTGTAGGTCCTGGCGCCATGAGCACACAGCTTATACAAATATTTGATCCTGCATTTAAAACTACAGATGAGTTTGGTAGAGAAGTTATGAGATCTATGGTAAAAGATTTAACAAACTTGGAGTGGACATTCATGCATAGAAAATTTGGTGAGATGGACGTAGCTGTTAAGTTATTTGGGTCCTTTTTACACGGTCAAAAAGTAACTCAAATTCTTAGTGATGGTACAGAAAAGTCATTAAGATATGTAGATGCTTGGGAAAAAGATGAAGAAGGAATTATTAAATTAAAAGAAGGTGTCCATCCAGGTTGGAATAATGTACCTGTGTACCATAGCTATACTGAAGGAGAAAGTTTAGAAGAGATTGCTAAAAGATATTATATACCAGTAGATGAACTTAAAGCTAAGAATAGAATTAAGTCTGAAATACAATTAGAAGATGGACAAGAGATCGTTATAGCTAAGTCTGAAAAATTTAAAGGATTTAAAAATAAATTACAAGGTACATCAAGAAGATTGTTTGGTGTATATGATAGAATGGGTGCTCCAGAAGGTAACAAGTATGTTATCTATAGATTATTTTTCTTTATGAGAAAATGGTTTACTCCTATGTTTGTAAATAGATTTGGTTTTGACCCTAAGACTGCTACATTAACAGATGGTGGTTATAGATATGACTGGGCTCTAGGTAAGTATACAAAAGGATATTATATATCTGCATTCCAAACTTTAGTTAAGTTAATTAAATCAAAAGGCGCAGACTATCAGTATCTAACAGATCAAGAAAAGGGTGACTTTAGAAGATTTGCTAGTGAAGGATTAGCAACTATTGCGTTAGCTTTAATTGCATCAATGTTACTAGGATTTGATCCAGATGATGAAGACAAATGGAAGAAATTAAAAAGAAGATCAGGTGCATATGGTACAGAAAGTTATAATACATATGGTTTCTTAGCTAATCACATGCTTCTTTTAACATTAGGTGTACAAGCTGAGACCACAGCATTCATTCCACTACCAAGAGTAGCTGGACAAAACTTTGGTCTTGATGATTATACTAAAATGATTACATCAACATCATCAGCATGGTATAACACTACTACACTTTATGCTCAAATATTTGGAGACATACTTAGTTTTATTAGTGGTAATGGTTTACCTGAATATCAAAAAGATACTGGCCCATACTGGTGGCAACAAAAAGGTGAAGCTAAATTGTACAAAAAGATATTTAAAGCAGTTGGTTTTACAGGTGGAACAGGAGATCCTACTACAGTACTTAAAAACTTAGAAGGTTCATCAACAAGATTTAGTTAATATGAATTGGCAATTAGAATTTAATTTACATTGGCCTCACGATAGGTGTGCAGTTGGTTGGGAATATATTGCTCCAAGTGACGCAGATAATATTACAACTTTTACAATGTTTCTTTTTATTCTTACTACCTCTTTTCATATCATACATGACTAGCAGTAAAAAAAAAGGGCAGATGGCCTAAACCACCTACCCTTATTTTGATAACTTGCTAATTAACTAAGCAAAGTCAAAGTCAACATCATCATCAGATTCTTCTTCGTCTGAATTTGCTACTGCAAAATCCATATCAAAGTCTGCACCTTTGACAACATCGTCTACATTTTCATCACTAACTGCATTGTCAGCTTCTTTAGCATCAAGTTTATCTGCTTCCATTTGGTTAGCAATATACTCTTGTGCCTCTTCATATGTGACTTCTTGTTCATCACATACTTCAGCTACTGCAGCTTCATCTTCCTTGATACGTTCTGCAATCTGATCTTCATCATACACAGGATTCTCATCTTCTTCATCTCTCTCTTCAATAGCCTGTTCAGTCTTCATCTCTTGCATCTCAGCATCAGCAGCATTCTCTGCTTCAATCTGAGCAATAGAGTCTTCTAGATCCACTTGATTAGGGTCCAGAGTCTCTTCTTCAGATTCAGAATCTGAAGTTATTATATTTACTGTGGCTTTATCTACTTCTTCATTCTCTACTTTATCAAACTTAAAAGCTTCAGAAATAAACCAGTGTAGTACTCGCTGATCTTCCATCCAAGTCTTTGGATGTGATTGCTGTAAAGCTAGAGTAACATAGTTGTAGAATGCCCACAAACTATAGTTATCTGTAAATGTATGAGTTGGTCTAGACATTTGTTGTCTAATCATACTAGCCTGTTCAGTAGTTAATACTTCTTCATCAGCAAACAAGATACCAAGCAATTGTGCTTGCTTCTTTCTATCAAGAATAATCTCTTTCATTCTTTCTTTATCAGACACTAGCTGATTGTAATACATCTTAGCAAGGCTAACTTGCTCTTTAATTGTATCTTCAGTCTCAGTGTCAGCTGTACCAATATGCTTACGAGCCCATGATCCCATGTCACCACAGACCATAGTAGTTTTATTAGTAGTATGGATAGCTCCAATACCACACTTAAACCTCATTTGCTTATTGTAACTGTTTGACCAAGCAAACATCATAGACAACTCTGGATCATCTCCATAGTTCAAAGTATAAATAGCTGATGCAATATTACCATCATGTGTGGCTCTATAGTTCTCAGCAGTAATTTTAAATCCAGCATCTTCCAATGCTTTAGTTGACAAGTCCATTACAGACTTGTGGCTAATTACAGTATAAGTACTTGCATGATTTGGCAAGGCAACATCTATAAGATCCTGCCTGCCATATTCTTTTATTTTTCTTGGCATTTTAAAATAATTTTAATTGTTGATTTTTTGGTTCTAATATTCTAATTTCTTTCATGATATTTTCTAGATAATAATCATAGTTAATATCATATTCTTCAAATGGCTTTTCTATATGTTTATTAAATATAGTTTGCATCCATCTACCAGCTTCAACCTGGATTATTCTATTATCAGAATTATTTTTCTTTAAGATTTTAGATCCTTTATTAGATATATAATATCTAATAGTTTTTTGAAGTGGTTCTTCTACATGTTGTCCATCTTTAATGTTTGACTCAAAGAATGTCCAGTCACCTTTTATCTTAACACCTGCACAATAATCAAATATGTTTGTGTTAGACTTTATATATTCAGTAGGCTCAATACCATTTATAAAATAATTATATATAGCTTTAGCTACAATCAGATGACTTTTATTCTTATGTAGGTGTGTATACTTATGATTCTGAAGATCTTCCCATTCAAATCTACCTTTACATTTAGTAGCACCATTAGTATATAAGCTTATGTAATTATTTACATCCCATATATACATGGCAGAATAGTCAGCAAATTCTAAAACCAATTTAGTTTTTTCTTCCCACTCCTTACATATTGATTCATATACATCAAGATATTGTTTATCAAACTGAAATGTTGCACCATCAGTATTAGTTTGCAATAATATAGAGTCTGGTATACTTATTAGTAATTCTTCTACAAGCATACTAAGTAATAACTGACCATTAATAGTAGTTTGCATAGTATACTTAGAATCAAATAACCAAGAATACTCACTATTACTGTTACCATACGTAGCATTTGCAGCTTCTTTAAACCCTTCAATAATAGAAATATCTCTATCAGCTTTTGGTTTTTTCTTTTCTGCAAGTCTTACATCTACAATATCATTTTTATAAACTTGAAAGAACTCATCACCCAAATGTGCAGGAGACATATTATTCATACAAGCTATACTAGGATATAGAGATGCAACATCTAGATCTTTAATTATCAAGTTATCATCAGCTAGGTATTTACCTGGTTTTATACATTGATGTATACCACCAGCACCATAATGAAACTCATATCCTTTGAATCTTAGTTTATACTTAAAGTCACTTTTAGTATTGACAATAGTTTTAGTTCTAAGCTTCTCAAGAAAGTTTTGAAACGGAGCAGTTTTAAATTCTATATAGTCAAACAATATATCACTTATCTTAATTCCATTCCTATATGTTCTGAGTTCTTTTACATCATGTTTCTTTTTATTAGTAGCTTCACAATATAAATTCAGTAATAACTTTGATCCAAGTTTGGTATTAGAATAATTAAAACAATTCAGACCATACTTTTCTTTTATATTTTTTCTAACGTTAATTAACGGCTTAGATAAATGCAAAATCTTTTTAGTAGACTCCACATCATTTATACAATAATCTGTAATCATATCTATCTCCTCTTTAGTAGTAACTCTAGTTGTATGATGAATAGGCATATCTTGTAGATTAGGCCAATCCATACTATACTGAGCCCACTTAAGACTAGTTCTCTTAGCTCTATTATCCCAGTGATTAACTTTAAATACATCAAGTTGATCAATGCTTAAGTGCCATTCAGGATATTTCAATAACTCTCTGTTATTACTAAGACTGATTGTTTCTTGCGCTATATTATATATTGCTTCAACAATCTCATCACCTTCCATTCTAAGTAACTTAGTTTGGTTTCTTAAGATAAATTCAGTGACTTGAGAATCAAAAGAAAGACCATTAAAAGATACATGCTTTTCTTTATAATTCTTGTTTCTTTCTAGAAACTTTACAAGAGGTTTGATATCATTATATAGAGAAGAATGAATTTTAAATATCTTGGTTTCATTTGAATTATAATCTTGAAATACGCCAACAAATAAGTTGACCATAGTTTCATAATCCATTACCCAGTGTGTTCTTTTCATATAATTTGTTCAGTTAAGCTGTTCCCCCATTGTTTAAGAAAAAAGGCCTAGGACCTTTCAATCCTAGACCTTTTTGGTTTAGCTTAGGATTTTACTTCTTCTTTTTTTAACTCAAAGTATTTTTTATAATCAAATGTATCAGAGTTTGCGGCAAACATGTTTATAATGTTTTCCATATCACTTACATCACTTATATAATACTCTTGAAACACTTCCATTTTGTGCCTACTCTGTTTAGCACCTTTTGTGCCAGTAACTCTGACACCGTAGCTATCTAAATCAGGTAGCATATGTAATGTAGTCTTTTTTGTTTTTGAAATAACTACAAACACTTTACTCTCTGGATCATAAATACACTCTACATAAGGTGAGTCTTCACTAATAGGCATTAGTTTGAAAGTTTCTTGTTCATTCCAGATGCTATTAATAAGCATCATCTTTTTTTGTTCTGCCATAAATTTAATTTTGGTTTATCATTTAAGTTTTCTAAATCTGCAATTTCTAAAATTAATGTTTCTTTTTCTAACAATGGTTTGTCACATAATTCACCGACACTTTTTAAGAATTCTTCATCAACATTTAAGATTTCAGAATACTGTGCAAAATGTTTTTCTGGCATTAAGTAACTATACATATAAGCATGATTACCACTATTCTTGTCAAAAAACTTTAGAATTTTGTTTTTTATATTAGCCTCAAGTTTACTATATCGGCCATTTGTAAAGTGATCCCAATTATCTTCCAAATCAGAAAAATCAAATACAAATACTGTTTTATCTTCAGATTTAACTATCTCAACTAACCTAGTGTGTTTAATTAAAACTTTTCTTTCAAACTCTTTAAATTCAGTACTCTTTTTTGTTTCATACAGACATATTAATTTCATGTCATCTTTGGTATAATGTTGATCCCAACAGATATAAGTTTCTATTGGGATAACATTAACACCACGTTTAATTCCAAGAAGTGGGTATATAAATACCTTTGACTTCTGAAAATATTTACTGTAAATAGATTTTAGTGCCATGCGCTACAATTTTACATTTCCAACAGCTAAATCATATGGTAAGTTATAATCTTTATTATCATAATGATATTCTAATATAGGTATTATTTCATCTCTAATTCCTCTCAACCACCTCACCATAGTATCATCTGATACTTGAAAAGGATATACTTGGTTATACTTATCAATAACAACAAATGTAAAATTAATTCTCCATTCTGTACTGTTCTCTTTACCTCTAATCCATTTATAAAATGCTAGTTGATAATAGATAGCAGCTTGTATCCAATATTTATAATATTCTACTGAATCAGGAAAGTCAGTTAATGGCTTACCTGTTGTTTTAATGTCATTAATAAATATGATTTTAGCATCATTATCTATAACTACATTGTCAAGTATACCTTTGAATCCAAAACTTTTATCATCTGTGTAAATTTTGTTTTCAATATTTATAAGTGTCTCGTTAAATACTTCTATATGTGTATCTTCTTCTCTTTTGTCAACTTGTAAAAGAGTCATAATATCTTCATTCTCTTTAACAGTGTCTACACATTCTTTGCAGTATGTTAAAGTTTCTTGATCTATTAATGTCTTTCCTTGACTTGATTTCAGAAAATCAAAATAGCTTATGTTATCAGCTGTAAGGATCTTCTTAACTCTTGCTTCATCAGTTTTAAGCTTTTGATGCAAGTTTATTCTCTCCAAGAGATCTACTATTGCAGTCTCATACTTGTCCAAAGTTAATGAATCATCTGGATTTTCCAAATATAATTTAAAGATTTCATCAACAATCATTCTGTTATTACCAGATGGTAACTTACCAGGTATAAGAATAAACTCTTTATCAAAGTCTTCAGGATTAAGAAGAAGGCAGTGTATGACTCTACCTTTTACAAGGTGAGAGTCAACACTATCTTCTTTTTGTTTGAGCACATAATGATTATAAAACATGCCTGGTGAAAACAAGAGTTTATTTATTCCGCTATAGCTAAAATAAAATTTGTTTTTATAAAATGATTCTAGTTCCTCAGAACCAGTCAAACTCTTCTTCATTCTTTTCTTCTTTTTGTTCTGCAATTAAAGTTTCTGTAACTTCTTCTTCAGTTTCTACTTCTGCCTCTTCAGTTTCAGGATCCTCTGAACATGTTAATTCTGCCGTGTCAGGCTCAGAAACTGTAACTTCATCTACAGTATCTTCAACAGGTACTTCTTCAGTTACTTCATCTTCTGTAGGTAGGTCTTCTTCATATGCAAAAATCTCTTTCACATAGTTAACTCCATGGTTCAAAGCATGCTCTCTTTTGAGTACATATCTTTGTGGAACCAAGTAATCAGAATGACCATTATTCTCAAAGTATGACTTCTGATCCTCAACTACAAACTCAATATTCTCTACAGTCAAAGCGTTATGTTCTGCAAGAGTATTAAAGATTCCATCTACATGTGACCATACTTCACCTAGATAGTTCTTAAGTGACTTGAAGTTAACATGATTTCTACTTCTGCAATTACCAATCTGATAAGAGTGATGAAAGAATAACATAGTTAGAAACAATATACTATCCTTATAATTACAGTTAGCCATGATCTCCATAGCAAGTACATGATTATCTGTATCAGAACTCTTGAACATATTTCTCAAATTCTGATAAGTATCTAAATCAATTGTAGTAGCTTCATCACCATTAACAACTTCAAGTAATGCACCTTGCTCTATTATGTGCTTAGTCTTATACTGCTCCCATAGTTCAAGATTATCTTCACTAATGGTTTGTACATACTCAGACGTCTGATTATTCATGCGACCATACTTCTTCTCAAACTCATCTTCATTAGCACACCCTAAGTGTTTAATCTGAGCTTGCTGAAGTTCTACTGTATGGTTTTGATTAAAAGGATTGCATATATTCAAAGTGTGCCAATCACAGTAAACATACTCAGGCCACTCATCACCAAATGATTCTTTAAGATGATTAAGTCTATTTAAATAGTAACTATCTATTTCTTCATCTGCTACTTCTTGTAAAGCTTTAATAGTTGCTTCAAATATTGGACCAGATACTTTTCTCATCCAATCTTGCTTGAATAATTTACTACCTGCAGCATCACTACCTATAACTACAGTAGCTTTATCTATATCAGTAGTAGTTCTGATTTTATATTTTACAGATAAGTCTTTAAGTTTTACTCTAGGAACAGTACATCCCTTCATAAAATAAATCTTATCTTTCATTTGTGGAACCCACTTATTAGTATTCATGTTTAGACCATGTTTAATTAGTCTTCCATAATTACTAGAGGCGCTTACAATATATACTGTGTCAGTGCTATCTACACTCCATTCTGTAAGAGACAATTTATTATACTCATCTCTTTCTACATCTACACTTAAGCACACATAAGGTACTTTTTCAGCTTTTATTTCTTCTGCCATATTTGTTTAAAGTTTGATAGAGGGACTTTTACCTCCCTCTATCTGTGAATTAATTAGTTTAAAGGTTTGTAAAACAGGAAACTGCTTTACCTTTGATTTACTTTACAGTCATCTGCACCACCTTCTGATTCATCATTAGCTTTTGGAATTTAGCTTTGTTAGAATTGAGTATCTCTTTAACAATGAAATATCTCAAATCATCAGTAAATGAATCACAGTCAGTGACTAGTTCAATAATTCTATCAATCATCTTTTGAGGAACAGAACCTTTGTTAGCTGTAACAGATGCAAAGTTGATTATCCTAGTACTAATAATACTAGAGATATCAGCTCTGAAATCATCTCCGCTACCAATGCAGCTCTTCAAAGAACCTTTGACATAGTTCCAATCATCATTTGTAAGAATCTGCTCAGGGCTAATGATCTTATCTAGCTTGTTATTAATAAACATAGCAAATAATGCAGATGGCTCTGCACCAATAGACCCATCACCAATCATATTGATCAGTGGCAACTCATCTTCAAACTTATCAATAGAGCTAATAGAATTAAAGAAGGTAGTAATACTTCTAGGATTAACCTTCTGAGTTACTGTCTCAGGATTCATCAACAAGAAGTTAATACATCTACCGTCAATACCAACAGTCTCTGCCCACCGTGCCCATACATTAGAATCAAACTTTACTTCTGTAGAAATAAATCTAGTTCTCTGAGCATCATCAAGACTAGTAACTTGATAGTCACCATTGTCTGGATTAGTAGTCAGGATTACATGCCAGTTCTTTGGAAGACTCCAAGAAATATATTCTTGTCTGTCAATTAACTCCATAGTAGCTTGCATAAATCTGTGGTCAGCACGAGTATAATCATCAAGAACCAAGAAACCACCCTCAGACTTACCTTGAATCCATTCAGGTGCAGCATGAGACATTCTCTTGTCTACAACTTTGTAACCTTTCTTCATAGCAGCATCCATCTGAGCTTCATTAATCCAGGTAGTTTTACCATCTTTATTAGCTATCTTGAATTCTTTTACAGGAAAACCAACAAGGTCACCTAATTCTTCTATCTGAGATAGATTAATCTTTACAACATCCATACCCAGCTCTTTACCAAGCTGCATAATTGCAGAAGTTTTACCAAGGCCCGCATCACCTTCAATATTCACAGCAACAGGTACTTTACCTTCATTTTGAATGTGCTGATTGTTTTTCACCATGTGTTTTAAGAAGTCTTTCAACTCATCTACGTTCAATTGTGTACTCATTTTTTAATTTTTAAAGTTCTAATCTAATTTGTTTTCCTGGTAATTCATCATTAAAATCAGATCTCTCTGACAATACCCATAGGACTGGTTTCCTAGGTTTTATATCTGTCCATGCTTCACCATCTGTGAAGTAAATCAAGCTTGTAAACTGCTTTCTTTCATTAAAATATTCTAGAACAGGATCAAATGTTGTCCCGCCTCTACCTGCAACTTCTAGTTCAAACTTCCCATCATATGGTTTGATAGATTGTATTCTAGAATCACACTGTACAATTGTAACTTCAACACCTGCTTTATACAAGTGATGAATCTCATTCATAAATTCTTTTAATTCATCATCACAAACAGAACCTGATGTATCAATACCAACAAGCATGTTTTGTCTCATCTTTATCTTAAGGCCAGGATTATCAGAGTACCTTTTGTTCTCTTTTCTTCTTAGCTTTCTAGTAAAGATCTTTGTAGATATACCTGTAAAGCGCTTTATATATGCTTTCCAATTAAATTTAGGTGGTATAACTTCATCTAGTTTAAGTAGACCTGATATCTCTCCAGGTACAAACCCGCGCTTCTTTTCAGTCTGCTCTTTAGCATCAAGCAATACTCTTTGCAATTGCTTTTCAATCAACTTCTTTTCTGCATCAGGCATATTCTCAAACTCTTCCCACTCATGATCAGGTATCTCAACTTCTTTATCATTACCTTGACCTGGTCTATTTCCTTGACCATCACCGATCATAACTTTACATTCACCTTGTTCTAGAGCATCAAGAAGCTTATCCATATTCTCATCTCCAGAAGTACCTTGTTGTTTCTTATTCTCTTGAGCTTTCAAAAGCTGATCATAATAATATCTAGTACCCGCTTTTCTGTCTAGATTTAAATGCTCATAATCATCTATATCAATACCACCTTCAGGCAACCAAGCTGAATCTATATATTGATTAATCTCCATATCCATTGCAATGTTAGCCAACTTCTTGTCAGAGAACATATCAAATGTAGTAAGGTGATTAAAAGCAATATGTAATAACTCATGCTTTAGTAAACCTAATCTATGATCTTCAGATAGATCATTCCAGAACTTCTCACTTATCATCAATTGATAGTTGATACCATTCTTACAGACACCTGCTGTGCCTACTCTGTCATCCCATGACTTATGCAACATTAACAAAAAGAAACCATAATACGGTTCCTTTAACATCAAATCTTTTGATGTTTTACTTAGTGAATCTTGTTTATTCATTTTTCTAATTTTACTTGTATATCTACTTTTTTGTAGTTTTGAAGTTTTAAAAAATCTGTAAGAGCTTCTACGCTATACTCTACAGCTGCTTCCAATAAATTATGTGGCGCTTTAAGAGTAGTACTTAAAAGCCATAAACATTCTGCATTCCTTATTTCTTCCAACTCATACCAAAATTTTAATTTTGTTCTTAAAGTTAAAAAAGGTTTATAACAGTGTGTTTGCCATTCTGTATCAGAACGTCTTCCAAATTTATATAAAAGTAGTAGTGTACTAGTATCAGATAAATCTGATTGCTTTATAGCTTCAAATGCTACATGATGATTTTCTTCATCACTTGATCTTAACATTTTAATCAAGTTTTTTGCTTCTTCTAATGTAAACCTCATATTTTTCCTTTATAAAATCTTCCTAATATGTTTCCATTTAGGTACTCATCTCTTTCAAGAACTTCATATTTAAATTGATATTTAGTTTCTTGATAGGTTAGTTCTGATTTACTAAAACAAATCTTAAGTATGGTTCTATATATTAATCTACCATCTTTATAAGCTTGCTTTAATTCTGCATTGCTACTGAAATAATTTTTATAGTCAGGCTTGATAACTATATCATACTTCTTAGCTCTCTTGTCTGTCATAGCAGCCAACTTCTTCTTTCCAAACTTTTTCTTCCTTCTGCTAAAAAAGTTCTTCTTACCTATATAAGAATACATTTGTCCATCATTTGCTAAGTAGTTCATTACATAAACAAATCCTACAGCTTTTTCAGGAATCATATCATCTGTAAATGGTATCACTTTGCCATGAGCAATTTCAATATTCCATTCATACATGTCTTCTCTTACTCTATTTTTTAAATGCTTTTTCATATCAGCTTTTTCATTAAAGGTAACAATGTTCCCCTAACTTTTTCTATTCCATATTTTCTTACAGAGTCAGATAAATCTTTCTCCATATCAAGTATTATATAATCAAATCCATACATTTCTTGGTACTTCTTCATAGAATTAATACCAGGCTGATCATTATCAAACAATACAAATGTTTTAGTATAATTTGATGTAATCTTATCTAGTAAATTTCTAGGAACAATAGTATTCTCACTATCAGGGGCTATTGCTTCTATATTACCAATACCTAGTTGTCTAAATACCATAAGATCTTTTAGTGATGATGTAATAATTAAATACTTCTTATCATACTTAAGTTGATCTGTACCTTGCAGATAATCTTGTACTTTAATAAATTTCTTATCTACATTTTTAGGCATGTATATTTTATATAATTCTCCATCTTCTCTAAAATATCCATAAGTATATGTCTTATTAAACTTAATACTCTTAGTACTACCATCTATAAGTTCTTTCTCCATTGTAAAATGTTCTAATGGAGCTACATTATATTCTTTTAGTATAGAACTACTAATATTAAATTCAGACCAATACTGTGCATCAAAATTATTCCAATGTCTGATCTCATGGTCAGTTACTTTCCATCTATCATGCTTTTGTATTGTACTTACTTGTACTTTATTAGACTTTACATACTGTTGATAATCACTAATTATTCTACTGATAGCTTGATTTCTAGTAGCTAGATTAAACATCTGCTTTACTAGTTCAATACCATCACCTTGATTACTAGAAGAAAAGTCTTTGAATTTATAAGTACCGTCTTTGCAATATAAAAACATTGACGGTATCTCATCTTTATTAAAGATGGACTTCATCTTTACATCTTGTCCAGACAGCTTTTCAGCTAAATTTAGATAATACTCAAATATCCATTCACTATTTACATCATTAATACTTGAAATCAGGTTTTTTGTTGAGATCATATCAATAAATTTAAATAAAAAAGGGAGACTATAAGAATCTCCCTTTCTTATTAGTCTAGCATGTTTTAGTCGAGGTTAAAATCCTCGGCTGTAGCTGTACCATTTAGTGAAAGTTCATCACCAAATGACTCAACGTTTTTAGTTTCTAATTTTTTTAAGTGCTTGTCTTCTTCATAGATAATTACCTTACCTTCTTCAACACCACCAAAAGCATATTTACCATTAGAAGCTTTAGGGAGATGTAAATCATAGTTTACATAACCAGATTTACTCATATATTCTTTACCTGCAACACAGAACTCAAGAAATTTATCTTGATATGATGCAGTTTCATTAAACGCTTTTACAAAATCTTCAATAGTTTCATGTGCATTATCTTGCTCAAGAAACCAGTCATTAATACCAAGAGTATTAGATAAGTTTTGTAAGAATATCAAAATAGATCTATCTCTGTTGATCTTAACACCAGACTTAGTCTGACCATCTGCAAATGCATACTGACCAGCTTTTAGTCTACCTATTTGACCTTCATATCTACCTTGAGATTCATCATCTTTATTTCTAAAGAAGCCTTCAAAACCATCAATTGGCTTTGTTTCTACATCTAATATTATATGATACGCTTTATCAATAAACTTAAACTCTTCTAGCTTAATGTTATTAATTTTTAGCTCATGATTTCCTGGAGAAATTGTTTTAGGCAATCCAGCTTTGCCTGTTCCTAGATCAGTTGTACTTAATCCCATTTGTTTTTAATTTAATTTATTTTACAAAAATTTTGTCCCAGTTATTTTCAAGGACACCTTCATTCATTTCAGTCAGAACAATTTCTTGATCTCTTAAGTGTTTAGGTCTTGCGCCACAAGTTACATCATCAGTATTCTTGAATGATAAAATTGCTTTACTACCTTTTCTATACATATATCCTATTGCATCAGCATTAGCACAAATTAAAGATTTCATTTTACCAGTAAGGTCTATATTTGCAGCCATTACCATCTCACCATCATCATCAACTACTTTGTCTTTAATATGACCAGATAAAATAATTGTGGGCGCTAATGTATCAATAAAATCTAACACTTGAAAAAATGCTTGTCTTATATACAGATAACCAGCACCATTTGGTAAGGTAGTTACATTGTCACCTTGAAAATTTTTACCCATAGGAGTTGCTTTATAAAGCTTTACTGCCAAGGGCATTATCATAGTTTCTAATGCAGTTACAGTATCTACTGTTACATACTTATAAGGTTTATCTGCTTCTTTAATTGCTTTACCAGTATCTAATAAAGTTTTAAGATCAGGAATATCAACCTTTAATGCATCTACATAACCACTACCACTTTCTAAATCTAGTATTAGATTATTATCTAACATAGAGAAAGCAGTTGTTTTACCAGCTTTTGGTTTACTGTATATAATTAATCTTTTAGGATTAACCTGTACAGCTTTTACTTTTTTAGTTGGAAGTACTATACTCATATTTATTTGTTTTCTAATTTATCAGCAATTCTTGTTAGCTGTTTTGCAATTGTATCTAAATACTTCTCAATATTGTTATCATACCAAGGTGTATCTTCTTTCTTTTCAGCTTCTTTCTTTTCTTCAAAATCAGGAAAAATAGATAAAGTACTCTGTTCTTTAACTTCAGGTTCTTCTTGTATTTTTTCCCATTCATTATATGTTACCTCTCTACCATCAGGTAATATTGCAGTTAATTCTGAAACAGATATTACATAACTACTATAAGGATTACCTTGAGCATTAGTGCTTTCTTTAAGCTCATATTCTTCTTTATAAAAAGGATTATGTTTATGCTTAAATAAAGCTCTATTAGGATACATAGGTAGAACATTTACTAATGTCCTATTGTCATCATATACATTGTCATAGAACTCTATGTATATGTCTTCATTTTTCTCCAGTTCCCATTCAAAAAATTGAACTTGTCTACCATACTTTCCCTTTTTAAAGAAAGCGGTTTTAATAGTAAAAAATGGATCAGCAAGCTTTATCTTTTTGAACTTGCTTAGGTGTTCAGTTAAGAACTCTTTTTCTTTTTCTTTTCTTATGTTCATTTATTATTTAATTGATATTTTTACTGCTTGTGCTGGAACATCCATCTGCTCTATTCTCATAGTCTTTCTATCTAGTTTAAAGAAACTTATTTTAGTTGTCCCATTTCTAGATTTCAAAAAATGAAATACTAAAGTTTCTGGATCTTCAATCACAAATTTTTCAGGTCCGTATAATCTAATCCTTCTATTAGCAGGTTTATTAATGCCAATTAATACATCAGCATGTTGCAATAAAGCATCTGAACCATAAATATCAGAATCTAAAATATAGTTACCATAACTACCATCTTCAGCTCTTCTAGGATCTTCTACATTTCTATTAAGCTGACTTAATACTACAAATGCAATAGGATACTTTTTCTTTAATCTAGTTAAAGCTTCACCTAAATGACCCAACATATCAAACTTATCCTTCTCATACTTATCAACTGCAAATAATGCAGAATGGTCAATAGACACAAGCATATTAGGATAAACTCCATCTTCTTTATATCTCTCTTGTTCATATGCAATTGTAGCTTCAAATTCACTTATAGTGCATTGATCATATACTACATTTACAATATCTTTTGTTTGTGTACTATTGTAATATTGTACACACTTGTTCCAAATTTCTTTATCAACTAAATCTCCACCTTTACTCATAAGAGTGTTGTAGTCTGATCCTGTTTTTAAACTAAATTTTCTAATACCATTAGTTTCATCAACCATTTCCATCTGAAATTTTAGAACTCTAAATTTTTCATCTGGATTCTTCTCAATAATATCACTAATTAATTGTTCCATAAATAGTGTCTTACCAGTACCAGGTCTTGCTCCAATAACAGTAATTGTTTTCCATTCTAAGCCATCACAAAATGCATCATTAAACTTTGGCCAACCAGTAATTAAAGAAGGTAACTTCCCTTGCCTTCTTGCTTTCATTTTAGTTAAAGCTTTGGCTAGAGAATCCCTTTCACTCACTGGCTTCAGTGGTGACGCATTATTATAATTACTCATATTAAGGATTTAATACTTCTTTCTTTGCAACATTATATAGCGCATGCAAACAAGATATTACTAACTCTATTATTATAAATTGTGCTATAGACACATCTATAATAAACATGTTAATAATATTGAATGCTAGAACACTAGTCAATATTGCAATAAAAAATAAATTTATTTTTGTCATTAATCAACTTCATCTTTAAAATACACAGTCTCTTTATAACTTTCACTGTTCATCATTTCACAATAATTTGCTAAATCTGACTCCCAGGTTTTATCTACAGTTTGTTTCCTAACAAAGTACTGACTGGTACGCATATAATTAAAGTTTTGTAACTCATAATCTTGTACATACTTTTTAGTAGCTTTATAAATAGTCTCCCAACTATAGTCAAAGTTTTCAAAAAACCATCTGAATGCTCCTTCTAAATTCTTTACATTAGTTCTGGCATATTTACCACTCCCTAATTTTTTAGAAGGAAATATCTCATTATATGTTTTTATACATACAGCAAAATTTTCACCCATTAAATTCTTAGAAGCTTTCTTTTTGGTTTTTTTAAAGAATCCTCCGATTTCTTCCATAAAGATAAGACTTTTACTTGTCAAATGCAAATCATCTTTAAGCCAACCATCAGTCTGCAATCTTTTAACTTCTAAAGATTTATTTACAAATTTATTGGGTATAATTTTCTCTCTTATACAATGTAAAACATAAAAACTATTAGGTGTAAGATCATTTTTTATTAGTCTATCAAATATTTCTTTCATTTACCAAATTATTTGTTGTTTAGTATTATCATATAAAATTTTATTTACTTCTCTAAATACATTTTTAGAGTCCCATTTACCACCTTTATAAGCAGCAGACGCTGGATGCGGTACATTAAATTTATAATTGAATTTTTCATCAATTAAGTCTGACCACTCTTCAGCTTTTTTACCCATAAACACATATATTATACCTGTATTATTATCATTTAGATATGTTAATAAATGTGCTGTAAAGGTTTTCCAGATATCATAGTGGGATCCTATCTTACCTATCTGACAGGTCAATGCAGTATTCAGCATCAATATACCTTGATTACTCCATCTTTTTAGATCTAATGGGTCATACAATAAATCATTAGTTCTATACATTGGAAACTCTCTTTTTAATTCATCAAAGATATATCTTAATGAAGGCTGTGGTTTATCATTGTTACTACAACTAAATGCAATACCATCTGCAACACCAAGCTGTGGATAAGGATCTTGACCTACTATCACCACTCTAAGTTTATCAAATGGACACTCTTCAAATGCTTTAAATACATTCTTTAGAGGTGGGGTAAATCTCTTACCTTCTTTAGAATCTTTATGTAACTGTAAAATTGTATTTACAAACTCTGTACTAAATATATAATGTTTAAAAGCTGGTTGCCATCCGCTACCTTCAAGCTTGTCAAACATTTTTTGTTTAATTTCCGCTATATTAATATTTTCCATATATTTGTTTTATGCCTGTCAAAGTAAAAGAAATTAAAGATGACGTCATTATTGACATCAAAGTAAATAAAACTTTTTATTTAATGTCTAAAAGTTTATCAACATGGATTGCTTTACAATTAAAAATTGAATCCCCTGATGACCTTAAAAAGATCATGCAAACTGATTTTGATAAACTTTCAGATCCAGAAAAAGCTTTTTATACAACAGCTTTACTATTAGCTGAAATAGAATATCAAGCTAATGAGCAAGATAAACTAGAGGATAAAGAAATTCTTGTACCTGGTGATGAAGGTTATGAAGGACCTGATCCTAATGCAGATTAACATTATAGAATTCACCAAGCTCTATACACGCTTGTATAGCAAGACTTAACTCATCTTTGTCACATTCAGCAAATGATTTATAATTAGTATCAACTACCAATCCTGCTTGTTCTTTTACTAGTTTTTTCATGTCATCAAAGCTGTAGCCACTTTCTTTAGCTAATTCTCTGATACATTTGTGCACTTTAGATATCTGTGCACCACTACCTTTTTTATCTGATAGTGACATATATATATCAACTTCCTGACCTTCAGAAAGTTTTTCTAAAAATAATTGAAAAGCTAGCTTATCCATTTTTTTAGGATATACTAGCTTCCCATTCTCAACCTTTAATTTTGCTGAAAACATCTATTAGTTCTTTTAATAATTTTGAATCCCAGATCTCACAATCTGAGTCAGAAAAGAATACACCCCACTTATCATCTTCTATCTCATCACTTTCAGAACTAACTAGCACTATATCTTGAATTACTTCAAGTGTATAGTAATAATAGTCATAACCGTTCTGACTTTCTGAGTCAGTTATAATCTCTTTCTTAAATCCAAATTCAATTAATTCTTTTTCAGTCATTTTCTTCTAGTTTTTGTTTTTTGATCCAAAGACTCTTTGTCATAATCTTGGATTCATAATCCATTCTAGCTTGAATATACCTACTTTTTTCTAAATTAAACTCACCCATTTCCTTAATTCTTTCATTTCTGAAGAATTGTATTACTTGGGACGCTACAAATAAATTCTCTTTATCAGGAGAACTAAGTAGTTTTATTGCATTCTCTACACTTGTCTCATCCATATAACCAAGATACTCTAATAGTTTGAGTTCTGCTAGGAATACAAAAGGTTTATATGTACCTTTTTTTGCTCCCGCTGTATACATGTGCCAAAGCATATGTAAGTTCTTACACTCATCACAATCAGTGAGCTCAAAGTGTTCTCTACAAATTTTCTTACTTAAGTTTCTTAATCTTCTTTCCATAACAATAATAATTGTCTAGCTTGTTTACCAAAATCAGCATCATTAGGATACTTATTGTGTAGCTCTAGTACTTTCTCACCAAACTCACAGAGAACAAACTTGTTCTCTTGTGGATTAATCTGGTTATTCTTACTGTATACACTCTTTACCTGTCTGTGTTTATTTAAATCTTCACTCATAAGCCTAACATAAAAATTGCTTCTACTAAACGTAAAATCATTAATGCATAAAAAACCCATGCAAATATTCCATAGAGTTTAATTCTTCTCCAATTCCAGTGGAGCTCATGTTTAATTCTTCTTTTCATAACTTATTCTTTTATTTCTTTTTCTGCTAACAGAGAGCCAAGTAATTGATTCTCTTCTTCTAATCTAAATATATATTCTTCTAACTCTTTTACTTTTGCATCTTGGTCTAAAGGTATTGCTACTAATCTACCACCATAACTACTATGATATATAATAATCTTATGGTCATCTATTATAAACGTACTTACTTTTGCTTCATGGTAATTTGATTCATCTATGTACCTTTCTACCTTGAGAGGTTTTGCATTTGACCAATCTTTTTCATGCTGCTCTAATCTTCCTTTCTCTCCACACCCTACTAATAAGAGTGCTACTAATAATAATTTATTCATCTTAACATATTTTAATTCCTCTAAAAAAAGCTACCTGAATTAACAGGTAGCTTTCAGTAATTTAATTACTTTTCTTCTAAGAAAGCAATTTTAGCAGTAGTACCATTTAGCTTATTATATACTAATTGAGCTTTGGAAGCATCAATTGCTTGCTTATAAGCTGCTAGTGACATAGCTGCATTTGCTAAATCATCAGTTGCTTTATACTTTTTGTACTCTGAATCTCCTATTTCTAGGCATAAAGATCTCATGTCTGTAACAGTTTTAGATTGTTTAACTGATGTTAAATTGGCTTTTCTTGCAGCT